CGTTCGATCTCAGGTCCCTTAGGCACCGCGGCATCATTGTAGTCGATCTTAGCGTACATCTTGAATGGGTTTTCATAGAAGGTAAGCTCGCGTGTCACCGTGTCAAATACGTGGAATCCCTTTGGATCTTCATAGTCTTCCCATGACATCTCGTACGGTGTACCAACGTAGACGATGTTATCCTTGCGAGACTTAGTGTGATAATGACCAGAAAGTACAAGCTCGTACTTCTCAAAGATGCTTGTCTTCAAGCCTTCATCAGACGTTACCCCTCGATACATAGAGAATCCAGATATCTCAAAGTGACCAACACAGATGTCTGACTTACTCGCGTTGATGAAGTCTAGAACTTCCTTCTCGTTCTCCTTACATATCCAAGGGATGAAGTCGATAGACGTATCTTCTAAAATGATCGTACTCGGCTTAGAGAACGAATGAACCATCGGGTACTCTGCGAGTAACAAGTCATGTGAGTTGACTTCTAAGCTGTCTCTCCAAAAGATATCATGGTTGCCGACCAACGTGAACAGCGAGACGTCACGCTTCCGAAGTTGATCAAAGAAGTAGTTCTTAGACTTAAACAGTGAGTTGAAGTTGATGTACTTCCTTCGATCAAACAGGTCACCGAGTTGGATCACCGTGTTGATCTCGTTATCATCTAAGAATGGGATGAAATACTCTGTGTAGAATTGATCAAAAAACTCATTGAAGACGTTCGAGTCGTTACGTGCTCCAAAATGTGTATCACCTAGTATAGCTATCTTCATATCAGTCGATGAAATTCTCTAGTGTTTCTGCAACCTTCTTAGCGGCTTTCTTCTTCTCTTTGTTCTTGATAAAAGAGTCATCGAAGTTACTGTTTGCTTGGATGAAAGCCGCGAAAGAGTTTCTAAACTCTTCGTCTTCGTCATGGAACTGTGTATCAAACGAGCTGATCGTAGAATCATTGATCAGCTTGCTCTTGACGTAAGACTCTTTCTTTTCGCGTTCGATCCTACGTAGGAATGCAAAGTAGATGACTTGAGTAAAGTATGCGAACGGGTTGCTTCCCTTATCAGGGTCAAAACTGTTTATACACTTTATGCAGTTCTCGATCCCGTCTAGGACCATATCTTCACGGAACGAGTAGTTGATGAAGTTTGACTTAAGAGACAGGTTATTTGCGATCTTAAGCATGCATTCGCCTAAGTATTCAGGGATCCTTGGGGGATTGGTACCATCTTCTTCGCTCTTCTTCCTAGCTTCCCTAAGGAGCTTGATCTCTTGTAGCATCTTTGCGTTGTCTACGTAATGTGTTCCCATGTAAACCCTCCAGTATCGTGGTGTTACTCCCATTATAACACGTAGAGCAAAATCTAAATTTGATTTTTGACTTGCAAAGGTGTGGTATAATATCTCTCTGAGATAAAAGAATTAGTGTAGATTCTTGTTTACTTCTTCTACGTAATTCTCTTGAGATACTTCATCTTCTGATTCTTCTTGATCTGTATAGAATTGATCTACGATCTTCCTATACAAGACTTCAAAGTTTTTCTTGATGGTTGAGCTGTAGACGATATGATTCTTGTTAAGCTCGTAGCGATCGTCTCCTGAAAAGCTACAAAACTCAGAAGTCATCGTCTGCTCGTACATGGCTCCATTCTTCATCACCTGAACATTCTTTAGTTGGATAGGATGATGTATGACCATGGTATCAATCATCTCATCTTCGACCATAGCGATGATGGTCTCACCGGTCACAAGCTTTAGAAGGACACACTTTTCTTTAGTCAATCTTTACCTCTATCAAATCGTAATCAAACTTCTCTTCGGTGTAGATCTTTACACGTTCAGCAAGGTGTCTTAGGGTATGGTTACTCTTCTTTTTCCAAGAAAAGTTGTCAGAGATATCATATAGCTTACATTCAGTCTTCCCATCTTTAAGTCTTAACCCTCGTCCTATAGACTGTAGGTTCCTGATCTTAGACCTATTTGGGTGAGCGAATACGATGTTCTCGATCGATGGTATATTTATGCCAGTTGAGAAGACTCCGTATGAAGCTATGATGATAGCGTTCTCTTCGCCTTCAACCCCTTTACGGATGGTTTCTCGCTCGTCGGTCTCGGTCTTCCCATAGATGAAGAACACCTTTCGAGAATCACCAACCTTTTTCACGATGTCATCATAGAGTAGTTTCCCATGCTTCTCGACCATCTGGAACAAGACTAACGTGTTGCCTGATAGGCTAGCAGAAAGGTTCCTGATGAACTTGTTTCGCGCTTCACACGATATGATGTATTTCATCTCTTCTTGATAGTCTGCGTTCTTCATCATCTGACGAACCTCATCGCTGTAGTTCAAGACGATGCATTTGATCTTAAGCTTGGTGACTTGGTTGGTATCCATCAACTCCTTGGTACTTATCACTCGATGGACTGGACCGAAAACACCTTCAAGCACAAGCTTGTTCACCTTTGAGTTGTCGATGGTGCCTGTGGTTCCGATCCTATACCTCACGTTGACCATCTTACTCATCACTGCTGTCAACGAGTTTGCTTTGAAGAGGTGAGCCTCATCACCAAACACGACATCAAACTGCTTGAACCACGACTCAGGCATCTTGTATATCGACTGCCATGTCGTAAGTAACACAGGACTATTGATCTCTTTCGAGAAGCCACTGTATAACTTTTGGCAATGCTCTTCAGCCTTCCATCCATTCTTGAACGAGTAGTCCTCGAAGTTAGAGTATAACTGTTCAACGAGAGAAGTCGTAGGGACTATGACTATACACGACCTTTTGTGTTCTAGGTGGTACCTAAGCAAGCAGTAGATGATGAAAGATTTCCCAGAAGCGGTAGGAGAAAGAAGCAATGTTCTCTCTTCGTTTATCGCTTTATGGATAGCATCTACCTGATAGTCACGAGCTTCGATAGGCGCGCCTCGATCATGAGGATCTAACCACTTTATGAACTTGTTCAAGGTAGGAATATCGATCTTCTCTTTTTCTTCTGTGTACGATTCGACTTGCACGCCATTGTTTTCAGCGTACTCACGAACATACTTTTCAAGGCCGACGTATAGCGTCTTCCTGTTAGCATCGAGAAGCCTTATCTTCCCATCCCACAGCTTGTTTCTGTATTGAGGGGTGTACCTAGCTCCAGGAACTTCAAACGTGAAGAAGTCGTGCATCTCTTGAAAGAGGCCACGATCTTCGGTTAGGATCCTAAGGTAGGACTCGTTAAGCTTTTCAATCTTTATCATGATCCCGCCACAAACTTGCGCCACTCGATAGCATTCCTGATCTGCCAGTCTCGAGCTTTCAGTTGATTCATGATGGCATCGACCGCTTCGATCATGTTCTTCGTGTATTGACACTTAACGTTGATCGCGTTTAGGTCAGAGTCTCCGTCAAGAAACTCTTCCATCTCATTCTTCAAAGGCTTCACGCCTTGCCATTGCTCCCAACCATACGATTCAAGCTCGCTCTTTGGCATCTCTCCTCGATAGTACCTAAACTTCCTTTGTCTGAGAAGCTTGTACTCATGCTCAAGAGCAGATAGCTTCATCTTGAAGCTCACTAGTATCTTAAGGTATTTCGCGTGAAGGTTGGGAGTCTTGACAGAAGCTCTATCGAGGTTGTCATCATCTATCTCGCAGTCTTCTTCCCACATGGTGTATAGCGCATCAATGTTCATTATATAAGTTCCTAAGACTATTCAAACTTGAAGTAGGTGTAAAGGAATGTTACCGATCCGACTAGGTACTGAACGTCTGTGTTCGTAGATGAGAATGACAAGCTACCTAGACTGATAGGGTACATGTCTATGTATCTTATCTGTTGGATCATATTCCCTGTGTTACCTAAGATCATGAGTACCCCATCCGAGAAGTACTTAGACATAGGTGAATCACCTTCTCGACCAACTGAAGCTAAGTAATTCGCAGCTTGTTCATAGCTTTCAGGGAAACCAAGACCATTCAACCAGTTGAAGATCGCTTTATAGTTAGCCATATCACTGTCAACCAAGAAGTTAACAGTCAAAGCACTGAAGTCTAGTTGATCTCCAGGTATATTGATCTTGACTAACGGGTTACCAAACTCATTCTGGTTGATGCTAACTTCAGGGATGTTTACTTCTTGAGCAAAATAAGTTAGACCAGGTAACCGTTCGATCGAAAGCTTAAAGCCGTTAGGAGAAAGTGGGTTGATGTCCTCAGGTATAGGACACGATAAGACTCTGTTTGATGACATGATGTAACTCCTTTTCCTTCTGTATTTATAGAAGTAAAAAAGGAGGCTTTTCAGCCTCCTTGGAATACCCTACTTAGTAGGGTCTATCGG